CCCCAGCGCAGGACGAATTGCTTGGGAGCTTTGGGGAGGAGATGCTGGAGAGTCTTGGGCAAACAGAATCACGCAAAGACTCAATTCACTAGATGATCGAACAAACGATGATGAACTAGATGAGCGAGCTGATATACTCGCTAGTTATGAAGAAGGCGAAGAGGATGAGCCAATGGAAACAGAAACACGAGCAGAGCCAGATGCGCTGTCGGTTGGCGACTTTGTAAGCTGGAACTCATCAGGCGGCAGAGCAAGAGGAAAGATCGAGCGCATTGAGCGTGATGGATCAATCAATGTGCCTGATTCAGACTTCACTGTGAATGGTACTGAGGATGATCCTGCGGCATTGATTCGCGTCTATGACAGCGAAGGTAACGAGAGTGACGTGCGAGTCGGCCATCGCTTTTCAACGCTGACTAAGATTGATCCTATCCGTGGATATGATGAGGAAGAGCGTCATATCAAGAACGTAACCGAAACAGCTGATTCAGTGATTATCGAGTTCGGCAAGTCTGAAGATGATGCTGAAGAAGAGGAAGCGGAAGAACGCAAAGGCAGCGTTGAGATCACTCATCGTGCAATGGAACTTTCGGCCAAGGCGGTTGATGAAGAGTCGCGCCGCGTAAAGATGGCTGTAAGTTCTGAGGAGCCAGTACAACGCTCATTCGGAATGGAAGTATTAGAACACTCAGAAGAAGCAATTGATCTGAGTTTCTTGAATAGCGGACGCGCCCCGCTTCTTTTGGATCACGATCCAGAAAGACAAATTGGCGTGGTGGAATCTGTCGATCTCGACGGCTCGGCACGGCGGCTCCGTGCGACGGTGCGTTTTGGCAAAGGCGCACTTGCTAGAGAGGCTTTCGACGATGTAGTTGATGGGATCAAGGCTAACGTGTCCATTGGTTATGCCATCAACAAACTGGAAAGAAAAGACAAGGACACTTATGTGGCTAAGTCTTGGCGTCCAGTCGAGGCAAGTTTGGTTTCAATTCCTGCGGATGCCTCCGTGGGTGTTGGGCGATCAGGCTCTGCTTCATCTCAACCCGTGATTAAAACTGACTTTAAGGAGATACCCATGTCAGAATCAATTGATATCGCGGCAGTCGAAGCAGATGCTCGTAAAGCCGCCCAAAAGAACGCCGCTCAAATTGTTGAGCTTGGCGCACGTCACAGCAAATCTGATCTCGCACAGCGTGCAATCTCAGAAGGCAAGTCTATCGAAGAGTTTCGTGGTGAGTTGCTTGAAGTGATTGGCTCTGATCGTTCATTGGAAAGCCAAGAAATCGGCTTGAACAAGAAAGAAGCACAGCGCTTCTCACTCGTTCGCGCTGTACACGCTATGGCAAACCCAACTGATCGACGCGCTCAGGAAGCCGCAGCGTTTGAATTTGAATGTTCACGCGCCGCTGCTGATCAGTATGGCAAGTCAGCACAAGGCATCATGCTCCCAGCTGACGTTCTGCGTAACTGGACTCGTGATCTAAACTCAGCGGATGAGTCAGAGTTGTTTACTGACGATTTCCGTGGTGGTGAGTTCATCGACGTACTCCGCAACGCTTCATCTGTGATGCAAGCGGGCGCACGTATGCTCGGCGGCCTTTCTGGTGACGTTAAGATTCCTAAGAAAACAACTGCTGCTTCAGCGGGTTGGATCGCTACTGAAGGCGGTGCATCGGCTGAATCAGAAATGGTTGTTGGACAGGTTTCAATGACACCTAAGACACTCGGCGCGCACACTGACGTAACACGTCAATTGCTCATCCAATCTTCAATGGATGTTGAGGCAATGATGCGTGATGACTTGGCACAAGCTATCGCAACTGCGATTGACTTGGCTGGTTTGGAAGGCTCTGGCTCAAGCGGACAGCCTACAGGTATCTTGAACACCTCTGGTGTCAACACTGTGACTGCTTTCGCGGCTGCTAACCCAACCTTCGCTGAGGTTGTAACTCTGGAAACTGCGGTTGCTGAGGACAACGCTCTTACTGGAAACTTGGCATACATCTTGCCCGCTTCTATGTACGGCGCTCTGAAGACAACTGAGAAAGCGTCTGGCACTGCGCAGTTCGTTGTTGAGCCTGGTGGTTCAATTAACGGCTACCGTGGCATCGTTTCTAACCAGTGTACAGCTGGAAACCTTTACTTCGGTAACTTTGCTGACTTGCTCGTTGGTATGTTTGGAGGACTCGACATCGTTGTTGATCCATACACTAACAGCACTAGCGGCACTGTTCGCGTTGTAGCGCTTCAGTCTGTAGACGTGGCAGTACGCCACGCGGTTAGCTTCGCATTCGGTAACGACGGCTAAAGCTCATAGCCCGCCCTCCGGGGCGGGTTTTCTTGAGGTTGTTTATGAAATATCTAGTTCTAAAAGGCACAGTGATCGGCGGCGCATCTGTTAAAGCGGGTGATGTTGTTGAGGTGCCAGAAAACGAGGTGAAGTCTCTGTTAGGTATTAACAGAATTGCGCCTGTTGTGGAAAAGAAGGCTGAGACGGTGAATCGCTCTGTTGGCCTTGATGAAGAAACTAAGCCTAAGCGACGAACTCGCGCAAAGAAAAAGGCTGAATAATGGCTGTCGAGCTTGCTGCTGATCGCGCTATATTTCTTGCTGATTTTGGGGTAACAGCAACCTATGCCCCGTCATTTGGCCCTGAGAAAAGCATCACAGTAATCTTTGACAATGAATACCTGGATGTTGATGTTGGCGGAAGCGTTGCTTTTGCTACACAACAACCAAAGATTTTAGCTCGTGATGGTGATGTCTCGGGCATGAAAGAAGGTGACGTGATCACTATTGCAAGCGTGGATTATACGATTCGCGTGGTGATGCCAGATGGAACCGGTATGACTGAGATAATGCTGGAGAAAGATCCGTGGCTCACGTAAGAAAGGCGATCAGGGATAACGTCAAAACCGCATTAACGGGCCTTACAACAACAGGCTCGAATGTGTATCAGACACGCGTTTACCCGCTGGCTGAGGACAAGTTGCCGGGTATTGCGATCTATACGCGCACTGAAGATGTTGAATATCAGACAATCACGGTGCCGCGCGCTAAAGAGCGCACGCTGAGAATCGCGGTTGAGGCTTATGTGAAGGCGCTCACCAATTACGATGACACGCTGGATAAGATAGCGCTTGAAGTTGAGGCTGCACTTTATACAGATTTAACGAGAGGTGGATTCGCAAAAGATACACGAGTGGTATCATTTGACTCACAATTCTCTGGTGATGGTGATCAGCCGATTGCTTACGCGACAATGGAAGTTGAGATTGATTACTTCACTGGGGAAGATGACGCGGAGACAGCGATATGATCAAAATGAATTACGGTGATACGCACATTAAAGTGATGGCTCACAAGGTTGATGAGATGTTGCGTAAAGGCTGGAAACTGGTTCAGGCTGAAGAGCCTGTTTTGGAGGCTGAAGAGCCTCAAGTGGAAGTGGTAGAAAACGAAGATTCCGAGGAGGAATAAACGATGGCAATTCATAAAGGTTCAGAAGGAACGGTGAAGGTTGGATCAAATGCGATTGCCAACATTCGTTCTTATTCAATTGAGGAGTCAGCTGACACCTTAGAGCAGACAATTATGGGCGCAACAAGCCGCGCTTATGTTGCAAGTCTTAGCACATTCAGTGGCTCTGTTGATGTCTACTGGGATGAGACAGATACAAGTGGGCAGGGCGCGCTTACTATCGGTGCAGAGGTTACTTTGAACTTCTACCCTGAAGGCGACACGTCTGGTGATACTTATTACACCGGCACAGCAATTGTCACTGGCATTACTCGATCAGCGTCATTCGATGGCAACATTGAAGCGTCGATTTCAGTGCAGGGTGACGGCGCATTGACAGAGACTACGGTATAACGCATGAGTGTCTTAGATAAGGCAAAGGGCCATTATAAGGCTCTTCTCAGCGCGAGTCCGTCAAAGATTGAGATCCCTGAGTGGGAAACCACAGCTTATGTAAAGCCAGGGATCAATCTTGCACAGATGGGCGAGATTCTGGAACTTAGTCAAAGCGGCAAGACTGCTGAGGCTATGGCAATGACGCTGATCTATCGTCTTATTAATGAAGAGGGTACGCCCATCTTCAGGAAAGCTGATAAGACTGAACTTATGCGCCACGTTGATCCTGATGTGCTTGCTCGTGTTGTGGGTGACATTAGCGCTAACGATCCCGATGAGGATGAAGTCGCGGGAAACTGAGAACCGACTATGACTTGCAATTTCGCTTTCATCTTGCGGAATCCCTAAGCAAAACAGTCGGCGAAATCGAAGCGATGGATATGAGGGAATATCTAGGTTGGATTGCGTGGTTTAAATTAAAGGAAGCGAATAAATGAGTCGGATGAACGCTCAGATTGACATTACGGCTAAGAATAAAACGCAAAAGGCGTTTGATTCCGTAACTCGCAACCTTACAACGCTAAACAAAGCCGCTGCCAAGACTGTTAAACGAACTGCCAAGATTGGCGTGGCTTTTGCAACCGCTGGCGCTGCCGCAACCGCTGCGATGGTTAAGATGCGTCTTAGCGCTATCGACAACCTTGCTAAAACCGCTGATAAGCTGGGCGTAACAACTGAGGCGCTTGCTGGCTTACAGCACGCCGCTGAACTCACTGGTGTCGGAACAGACACGATGAACATGGCACTGCAACGCATGACAAGGCGCGTTGCGGAGGCCGCTGTGGGTACGGGTGAGGCTAAAGGCGCACTTGAAGAGCTAAACATCAACGCCGCCGCTCTCGCAAAACTTCCACTAGATCAGCAGATGCAAGTTGTCGCTGATGCTATGCAAGGCGTTGAAAAGCAATCAGATCGCGTAAGGCTCGCGATGAAGCTCTTTGATAGTGAGGGTGTGGCATTAGTCAACACGCTTGCCGGTGGCTCTGATGGGCTGAAAAAGATGGCGGCGGAGGCTGAGAAACTAGGCATTAGTCTCAGTCGCGTTGATGCCGCACAGATTGAACAAGCCAACGATAATGTGACACGCGCTAAGGGCGTCTTTGAGGGCTTGGCTAATCAGGTAACGGTTGCTCTATCACCGGCTATCAGCGAGCTTGCCGCTAACTTCTATCAGACAGCATTGGATACTGAGGGATTCGGCAACATCGGTAATCGAGTCGCTGAGTTGCTCGTGAAAGGTTTTGGCGTCTTGGCAGATGCTATCCACGGGCTAAAAATACTGATTAAAGGCATTCAGTTCTTGATGACTCGACTGGCGCAAGCGATTGTCGGCCACTTCTCAGTCATTGGTGATGCTGCTGATTTTCTGATTAAGCAATACAACAAAGTTGCTGAATTCTTCGGTATGGGTACGATTGAGGATAATATTGGGCAATCGTTTAGGAATACCGCTGAATCACTGAGGCAGATGGGCGACACGCTTAAGATTGAGCTTGCGGAGATGGCTGAGGCACCACCATCTGATGCGATTGAGGCATGGTTTGATGGTGTCCAGGCTAAGGCGCGTGAGACAGCTGAGGTGATTGCTGCTAACGCACCGGCTGTGGTTGCGGCTGAGGCAGATGCTCAGATACCACCGGCTGTGACGCAAATGGATCCAGTGACTAAAGCACGCATGGAAGGCGAGCAAGCGCTGAAAGACTTCAAGCGCAAGTCAACTATGGAACAAACACAGATTGTTTTGGGCGGCCTAGATCAGCAGTTAGCCGGTATCGCCAAGCACAACAAAGCCGCATTCAGACTCCAGCAGGGCGTTCAGATCGCCCAGGCTGTGATGAATACATACACGGGTGCGACTAAAGCGCTCGCATCATTCCCACCGCCAATCAACTTTGCAATGGCCGCTGCTGTTGTGGCTAGTGGTTTAGCGCAAGTCGCTCAGATCCGCTCTCAGAGCTTTGAGGGGGGTGGTTTCACTGGCATGGGCGCTCGCGCTGGAGGCATCGACGGCAAGGGTGGCTTCCCGGCTATCTTGCACCCCAATGAGTCGGTGATTGATCATACAAAGGGCGGTGGCGAGAAGGTGATTGTGCAACAGACGATTAACGTCACAACGGGTATTCAACAGACTGTAAGAGCCGAAATCGCAAATATGCTTCCAGCTATCACTGAGGCCGCAAAAGCGGCTGTGGCGGATTCTAGGATGCGTGGCGGCGGGTATTCGCGGGCTTTGGGGGCATAAGATGGCAGCGTTTCCAAGTGTAGGCTTTGAAAAGATGACGATGCGGCTTAAGTCGGCCACGCAAATCAGCACATCGCCATTCACATTCGATCAGCAGGTGCATGAACATCAAGGCGTTCGCTGGGAGGCTGAGGTGACTTTGCCACCGCTTGCGCGCTCTGAGGCAAAGCAAGTTGAAGGATTCTTTGCGTCATTACGCGGGCAATCTGGCACGTTCACAATGGGCAACCCGCTACATACAACGACAGCGACAGGAACAATCACCAGTGGTGCGGCTAACGCAACAACAGTGACAGGTACGTTGAGCAACGCCGTTGTGGGCGATTACTTTGAAACAGGCTCTGCGCTTTACATTATTACCGGCATTGATTCATCGACATTTGACATCATGCCACCGTTGAGAGCGGCAATCTCATCATCGACACAGCTTGATTTCACATTGCCTAAAGGCACCTGGCGTTTATCATCTAATGATATTGAGTGGGACATTGATAAATCTAGCTTTTATTCATTCACGTTTGCTTGTGTTGAGGCGTTATGAGTCGCGGACTACCAACAGCGGTTGCCAATGCGGTATCGGCTGATGTCGTTCGCCCAGTTCTTTTTGTTCAGTGCGCGTTTGATTCTGGCAATCTCAATCTCTGGGGCGGCATCGGTAGCTTAACCGCTGGCGGCGTCACATACGTTGGCGCGGGAACATTGCTGGCTGTGAGCGGCATTAAAGAATCGACTGAATTACAGGCTAACGGCGCAACTTTACAGCTGTCAGGCGTCACTGAACCGCTATTGTCTAAAGCGCGTGATGAGGACTACCAAGGGCGCGAGTTAAAGGTATTGCTTGGCACTATGAACTCAAGCAACTCGCTGATCAGCAATCCTTTTGTGATCTTCTCTGGTTTCATGGATACCATGACAATTACCGATTCTGGTGATACCTCAATAATCAAAGTCACTGTTGAGAACAGGCTGATTGAGTTTGAGCGCTCGCGTCAACGCCGGTACACATCTGAGGATCAAAAGATTGATTACCCAAATGATAAAGGCTTGGAATTCGTCGCAGAAATGGCTGAAAAAGAAATTGTTTGGGGCCGCACTCAAGCCGGTAGTGGCGGCGGAGGCGGCGGAGGCGGCGGTGGCGGCGATGAACAGCCACATGGTGGGCAGCATAGATAATGGAATTTGCTCACGAGTCATTCACCCAAGTAAAAGATGAGATCAAGCCGCTCATTGAAGAGCATTGGGAAGAAATAGCGCTCAATCAAGATGTCATCAAGCTAAACCCAGATTGGGAGGCTTACGCTGCACTTGATACCGCTGGCAAGTTGCGTGTTTACACAGCGCGAAAAGATGGCGATTTACTCGGTTATTTTGTGTTGATCGTTGGCCCATCGTTGCATTACAAGGATCACATCTTTGCAAACAATGACATCATATTTTTGAGAGCCGACGTGCGTGAGGGCTTTACCGGGATTAAACTGATTAAATATGCGGTGGAGTGTCTGGAGCGCGAAGGCGTGCGACAGATCAACATCAATACAAAGATTCATCAGCCTTTTGATCGCATTCTTGAGCGTCAAGGCTTTGAGAACATTGAGCGTGTTTACGCTAAGTGCGTGAGGTAAACAATGGCGGTAAGTGCAGTTGTCGGGTTAGTCACAGCGGTAGGCGCATCAATTGCTGTGCCTCTCGTGCTAGGTGCTGCCTATAGCATCACAGCCTTTGGCTTCGCTGCCGCGTTTGCGTTGGGTGCTGGTGTTAGTGCGATATCAAAGGCGTTAGTTCCGAAAGTCGATATTGGCGCTGCTATGCGCGGAACAACTATCACTACACGAGATGCCGCTGCACCCCGCAAAATAATTTATGGGAAAGTGCGTGTTGGTGGCAACGTCGTTTTCATCGCTCACTCAGGAACTGACAATAAATACCTGCACGTCGCTGTCGTTTTCGCTACTCATTACATCACCGCATATGATGAGGTGTGGTTTAACGACAATAAGATTTGGACAGCATCAGGTGGTTTCCAAGACGATTGGGGTACTTACGTCACAATGGACACCACTAAGCTAGGTACGGCAGGACAAACGGCCTCTGACCTTCTTACCCCTATCAGTCAGTGGACATCAGATCACAAGCTAAGTGGCATTGCATATATCGCATTCAAACTCGAATGGAATCAAGACAAGTTTCCTCAAGGCGTACCAAATATCACGGCAGTTATCAGAGGGAAGCGAGTTTTTGATCCTCGTACAAATGTCACCGGCTACAGCACAAACCCGGCGCTGTGTGTCCGCGATTATTTGCTCGATAGCACTTATGGCTTAGGTGAGATAAATGCCAACATTGACTCTGATGCGCTTGAGGCTGCGGCTGATCTTTGTGATGAAAGCGTAGCGATCAACGGCGGCACTCAAACTCGCTATGAATGCAATGGTGTTATCGACACGTCAAATCAAATCAAAGCGAATATCGAAAACCTGCTGTCAGCTATGGGTGGGCGTATCGCTTACTCAAACGGCAAGTATTTTATCCAGGGTGCGGAGTATGTCGCGCCCACTTTCTCATTTGATGAGTCAAACACTATCAGTGCGATAACGATTCAAACAAAGCAATCACGCCGCCAGTTATATAACGGTGTAAAAGGCTCATTCATATCTGAGGAAAAGAATTACAAGCTGCTTGATTATCCTGCTCAGATATTAAAAACAACAGCCGGTAATTTTGTAATTGGAACAACTTATAAAATCCTTTTTGTTGGCACGACTGATTTCACAGCTATTGGTGCCTCATCTAATGCTGTTGGTGTAGAGTTCACAGCTACCGGGGCAGGTAGTAGTACCACCACAGGCACAGCGTCATCTAGCATTGTTGATGACGGCGCACAGATTAATCTTGATATGCCTCTGCCGTTTGTGACTAACAATCTGCAAGCACAGCGGATTGCAAAGATTGCACTACTTAAATCACGCCAGCAGGTAGTGCTGTCATTCACAGTCAACTTATCGGGCCTGAAAGTTAAGGTTGGCGATACCGTAAACATCACAAATGAGCGTCTCGGATATAGCGATAAAGTATTTGAGGTGATTGATTATGAATTGATCATTACTGGCAGTGGTGAATCTGCTGTAAAGCTCACGCTAATTGAAACCGCTGCGGCTGTTTATGATTGGACAACCTCAGATGAGGTGGACTTTTTAGCTGGCGGTGAGCTTGATTTATATGATGGGCGCACTGTCGATAACGTCACAAGCCTGGCGTTCACAGAGATCGGCTTTCAAGGCCCAGATGGGCAGGTTCTCAGCGCTGTTGAGCTTACTTGGACTGAGCCTGATGACGCATTCATTGAGTTCTATAAAATCCGTTATAACAAGAACGGAACAACTGATTATTTGTATGCTGAATCGCGTGAGCCGCGCGTATACATATCAGGATTAGACATCACATCGAACTATGATTTCCGCGTGCAAGCGCAGAATCTTCTCGGCGTATCCAGCACCGGCACGACACTCACCGATCAAGCACTGAATGGGGACACGACTGCACCAAGCGCACCATCAGGGGGCGCGGCAACCGGCGGCGTGCAAACGATCACCGCTGAGTGGGACAACCCTAGTGATATTGATTTCAAGCACACAGAAGTGTTTGTGAATACCTCCGATAGTATCCCAGCATCACCAACGGCTGTGGTAGACGGTGAGGAATACATCGTAACGGGCTTGTCGGGCGCTCAGACGCGTTATTTCTGGCTGAAGGCTGTGGACTTCTCTGGTAACAAATCAGCCGCCACAGCAAGTTTTAACGGCACTTCCGTTGAGGTGTCTGCAACAGACATAGGCGACAACGCAATTGGCTCAGATCAGATTGCAGATGATGCCGTGGGAAGTGATCAAATTGCTAATGATGCTGTTGGCAGTGATCAGATTGCCGACGACGCCGTTGGCTCAGATCAAATTTCTGATGGCGCTGTAGACATTGCAGCTTTTGCTTCTGGTATACAGCCTGTTCAAGTTGTCTCAACCTTGCCCTCAACAGCCTCACAAGGCGACATGGCATTTTTGACGACAGACAACAATCTTTATCGTTATAACGGCACAGAGTGGACTAAAGCGATAACACTCACTGAGGTAACTGATTCAGGCGCGCTCGCAGCGTTAGAAGATATTGATCTCAGTTATGTCACCGATGCTGGTGCGTTAGCAGCATTAAGCACAGTCGGATCATCACAGATTGATGATGACGCAATTACAAACGCCAAGATTGCTGTTGATGCGATACAAGGTGATGTCATTGCTGCTGGCGCTATAACCGAAACAACTATTGCTGATGATGCTATCACCACAGCGAAAATATCTGCTGGCGCTATCACGGCGGGCGAAATAGCCGCTGGCACTATCACAGCAGCAGAGATTGCCGCTGGAACGGTTACAGCCTCAGAGATTGCTGCGGACACAATCACAGCAAATGAAATAGCAACTGGTGCCATATCTGCTGATGAGATAGCTGCTGGTGCCATTACTACGGCTTCAATTGCCGCTGGCGCTGTCACAGCTAACGAGATTGCGGCAAATACGGTAACGGCGGCACAAATAGCGGCGGACACGATCTCATCTAATGAGATTGCTGCTGATGCTGTCACAGCCAATGAAATAGCCGCTGGAGCGGTTACAGCCACAGAAATCGCGGCCAATACAATCACCGCAGGACAGATTGCAGCAGGTGCTATTGGCGCAGATGAAATAAGCGTCACAAACTTGGCGGCAATCAACAGCGACTTAGGAACTTTAACGGCAGGAACGATTGATGCGTCATCTGTCACAGTCAGCAACATAGATGCTGACAACATCACAGCTGGGAACATAAACGCCGACAGACTGAGCATTGATGGCGTTACATTAGACACAAACGCAAGCGGCCAGCTTATTATTGCAGATGATGGTGTGAGCGATGATCAAGTTTTATCGCTTGATGGATCTCAAACAACTATTAGCAATTTGCAAGTGGCTAACTTGTCGGGCGACGTTTCAGAGGTATTCAATCTTAGTGTTTTTGTATACCCATATCACAGCGTTCCAGAAGGTTTTAACAATGAAGATACGTTTGCTGAATTTACAATTCCAGCGCCCGATAGCTCCCTGAATAAATATGCAAGCCTAAACGGAAAGGTTAAATATGTTCCCTCAACTTCACTAGATGATTGCATATTGGTTATGAAATTTGAGCGGAAAAGCAAAGGCACATCATCAGGAACGTTGATTGGTGGCGTTGTTGGCATTGTGGGATCAGGCACAACTGGCTCGCCTTATACGCATTATGTTGAGATAAGCGGCAACCATACAAAAGAAATTGACGCATACGGCGGGATCGCGCAGTCTCAGACTTCACCTAGCGACGTGTCGAAGCCTAAAGCTGTCGAATATAAGAGTTCAACCAATCGCACTCGCATTATTTATAGTGGCACCCAGCAATCGACGCCGACATACACAACAGGAAGCCTGTATTACAATGCCGACAGATGGATTTCCAGTGGCTCGTGGTTAGATGACGCACAAGGCGCTCAAAGGTATCCAATACCAGATGTCGGTTCTATCTCGACTTTGCTGACATTGCCTTTGAATCAGGCACTCGCGAAAAGTTCAGCGGCAGAAGATTATAGGGTTTTAGTTCACACGCTAGGCCGCTCATCTGGCACATTGAGTTTGTCGGCTATAGAAAGTCAAATTTTCTTAATGACGTGAGGATGACATGGCTATTGTTGCTGGTTACACAAAACAAAGTAACGGTGAATATGTTGTGATAGGTAGCTATGACAACCCATCATTAGCAGAGAATGCGGTGGAATCTGATACATCTTCTGATGTTAAGCATTATTGGATAGCCTCGTTTGTAAACCCAGAAACTAATGAGCCAGATGTCTTAGGTTGCATTGATGTGTGAGATAATGAGCCTATAGGAGGCGATCATGGGAATCAGTTTAGTTCAGGGTGACACAGGCCCACAGATTAAGGCGACAATCACGCGCTCAGACACGGGCGCTGTTGAGGATCTCACTGGTGCAACAATCAAGCTGCACTTCAGAAAGAAAGACACCACAACCGTATTGTTCACAATGGACAACCAGGCGAGCGATGAAAACCTCGATGATGGTGTTTGCATCTTTATTTTCGCATCAGGCCAATTGGATATCGACGCGGGATACTATGAAGGCGAGATTGAGGTTGTCTCAAGCGGTGGTACTCGTGAGACGGTTTACGAGGTGATTGATTTCTACGTGAGAGAAGATTTCGCGTGAGACTAAAAGGCGGGTTTTCAGCAAAGGTAACGGCATTAGCGCTCAAAGCTAATACAGTTGCGTCTGCGCTAAAATCTGTCGTTGTTGCTCAAGCACTCAAAGCTGAGGTTTTGCTTGGCTTTTTCATCCGCATCATCCTTTTCGCTGACACAGCAAACACGTCTGACAATGACACGCTCGATGTAACAAAGAATCTGTCTGAGTCACCATCGGGATCAGATGATGACACGCTGGACTTTGTAAAGAACACACAAGACGCGACAGCGCTTAGTGATGATGAAACTTTGGCGGTTGCTAAGAATCTGACAGAACAACCTGGCGCTGCTGAGGCGCACGTTTTCGATGCCACAAAGCCATTCAGCAATGCGGGATCTGTTGCGGAGGACGCGACGCTTACACCGGGCAAGGTATTCACCGATTCATCAGCATTCACTGACAATGACACCCTAGACGTTACGAAAGACGTGGGCGGCGATACCGCTCAAGATTATTGTGATGTGACGTACTTCCTTGAGGATTATACCGTTGGCGATAGGCTCGACAGGATCTTTTTGGGCGATGAGCAAGAGTTTACTTACGTTAAGAATCTATCCGATCAAACCTTTGTCACTGATGACTTAGACGGTGAGGCATCCGCTGAGGATGATCAGGAAATCGACTTTGTTAAGACGCGCACTGAGATCGTCTCTATCGGCGATGTATTTGACAGGGACGTTGCATTCATCCGCAACTTCAGTGAGACACCAGCGGCAAATGACAGCCCTGCTATGGGCTTTACAAAGCCAACAAGTGATAGCGGCACAGCCTCAGATACGTTTGCCAAAACGGTTGTATATATCCGAGACTTCACTGAGTCACCTAGCACCTCCGATTCAGACACGATAACCTTCGGTGCTGTCAAGTCTGATGATGGCGCATTGGTTGATTCAGATGTAAAATCAATGAGTAAATCGCTTACTGAAGCACCTTCAGCAGCGAGTTCAGGAACCCTAAGAAGTCAGGGTTATTGTGACTTCACTTACTTTGCCGAGGATTATGTCGGCGCATCGAGGACATTTACATGATGAATGATGGATTGAAATTGCGAGGCGATGTCGCTCTAGTTCTCCGGGACAAAGATGGCAACATCAAAGATGAGCGTCTGATTGAAAACTTGATTGTAGATACTGGCTTGAACTTTATCTGTGATCGAATGAAAGACGATGAGACAGCTATGACGCACATGGCGTTGGGTTCTGGCTCTACCGCTGCGGCGGCTGGCGATACTAGCCTGGGATCACAGCTTGGCTCACGCGAAGCATTAGACTCTTCCACAGTTACTAGCAACCAGATTGTATACGTGGCTTCATTCGAGGCTGGTGACGCAACTGGTGCGGTAACAGAGGCAGGCATCTTCAATGCTTCATCTGGCGGCACTATGCTCTGCCGTACTGTGTTTAGTGTAGTGAACAAGGCGGCTGACGATACGCTGACTGTCAACTGGACTATCACTTTAACAGCATCCTAATTTAGAAAGAGGTTAACCATGACTACGATTACAACACGCTCTGGGAAGGGTTCGCCTCTAACTAATGACGAGGTTGATGCTAACTTCACGGGCTTAAACAGCGACAAGGTAGAAACGTCTGGCGATAGCATGACGGGCGATCTGTCATTCGGGGATAACAACAAGGTCATCCTCGGAAGTGGCAACGACTTACAGCTCTATCATGATGGTTCTAATAGCTACATTTCTGAAGTAGGAACTGGTGAGTTAGTTATACAGGCAAGAGATGCGGTAACAATCGAAGACGGCACCTCTGGTGATAACTATGTGTATATGCAACGAGGCAACAAAGTTTCGTTGTTCTATGCAGGAGCAGAAAAACTCGCCACGACGAACACGGGTGTTGACATCACGGGAACTGCTGTCACAGACGGCGTAACAGTCGCAGGCAACCTGTCAGTCGATGGCGGCACAATCAAGCTGGATGGTAACTATCCTACGGGTACGGATAACGTGGCGCTGGGTAATACTGCGCTGGACAGCATTACTTCTGGTGCAGGTAATATCGCTATTGGTGACAGTGCGGCTACTGCTTTAACTACAGGCTCTAATGCTGTTGCGATTGGTCGTGATGCAATGTCGGGGGCTGTGTTTACAGGATCGGACGCTGTAGGCGTAGGTCGTTCTACTCTGGCAAGTGTTACTTCGGGCAGTAATAACGTTGCTGTCGGTGCTTTAGCTCTTACTGCGACCACATCGGGCGCAGGTAATACGGCACTTGGTTATGCCACACTAGACGCCAACACCACGGGCCAGCTTAATGTCGCTGTTGGTTATGGCGCTCTTGGCTCTAGCACTACCGCTGATAACAATGTGGCGGTTGGCTATAACGCGCTTACTGCAAACACCACCGCTACTGGAAGCACGGCTGTTGGTTATCAAGCGCTTTCATCCAATACAACTGCCTCTAATGGTACTGCTGTTGGTTTAAATGCCTTGAGAGTAAATACTACCGGCGTAAGTAATACCGGAATAGGTAAGGATGCGCTAGAAGCTAACACTACAGGTTCTTATAACTCTGCACTTGGAGAATTAACACTTACCGCCAATACGACAGGCGCTCACAACACGGGCCTTGGCCGCGCCGCATTATTTAGCAACACGGAAGGCGGTCACAACACTTCAGTGGGCTACAACTCGCTGTTAGCCAATACTACTGGTACTCAAAACGTTGCAGTTGGCTCACTTGCTTTAGATGCCGCCACGACTGTCAGTAACAACGTAGCTGTCGGTTATGCGGCACTAACATCAAGCACCACAGGAGCGGCAAACGTTGCTGTCGGCTCTACGGCTATGGATTCGGCTTCTACTGCTGATGGCTCTGTAGCAATTGGGTTTAATGCGCTAGGCAGTGTTACTTCTGGTGACTACAACGTTGCTGTAGGTCAAGATGCTGGCGCGGCAATGACTACCAACTCAGGATTGGTTGCAGTCGGTTATCAAGCATTAGCCGCCGCCACTGGCCTTGACAACACAGCACTTGGACTTAAAGCGGGTACGGCAATTACGTCTGGACAAGCAAACATTGCCATTGGTGCTCAGGCACTTGTGTCGGCTACGAGTGGTGACGCAAACATTGCAATCGGTGCATTTAATTCAGGCTCACAGTTTGCGGCATTAAGACAAGTATCAACTGGTAGTCGCAACATTGGTATTGGCACAGGTGCGGGACAAGCGGTAACTAGTGCAGATGACAATGTTCTGATTGGCTATAACACAGGCTCCGTGAACGTTGCCAGTGATATTGTGGCGGTAGGTACATCAGCGTTGGCCTCAAACACTACAGGAACAAGCAATACTGCCGTTGGTCACAAAGCGCTTACTGCAAACACCACCGCCTCTAACAACACCGCTGTTGGTAATAATGCCGTATTCACTAATACGACGGGTGCAGGACTAACAGCACTTGGAACCGCCGCTTTAAAACTTAACACCACAGGAACAAATAACACTGGGGTTGGAGTTGGTTCTATATTTGAAAATACAACCGGAAGTAGCAACACAGCTTTAGGCTACGGATCTTTACAAAACAACACCACCGCCTCCAACAACACTGCTGTTGGTCTTGAATCTTTGTATTTAAATACAACAGGCGCAGGCAATACGACATTTGGCTATAAAGCGGGCCGCAACAATACAACAGCTAGTTATACGACAGCTTTCGGTAATAACGCTCTTACGGCAAACACAACTGGATTTGCGAACACAGCAGTAGGCGCTTTCTCTTTAGATGCAATCACAGACGGAGGGAACTCTACAGCAATAGGTTATGCGGCTCTTTCTTCTGCGACTGGATCTAATAACACGGCGATAGGTCGTGATGCTGGAAAGCTAGTTACTACAGGTACATCAAATACCTTTGTTGGATCTCTTGCTGGCGATGCGACAACCACGGCCTCAAGTAATACAGGAATTGGTTACAATTCTCTTAGTTCAAACACAACCGCCGCGGGAAACACTGCGGTTGGTTATAACGCGGCCGCTGTCAACTCAACGGGTGCTGATAACACTGCTATAGGTAACGACGCTTACCGTGGCACAACAGGCTCATTTAACATAGCTATTGGTAAGCAAGCGCTGTATGGGGCTGTAACTGGCGACTTCAATATCGGTATTGGCCGCACCACCATGCAAAACCTAACGTCTGGTACGCAAAACCATTCGATGGGTGTCGATTCTCTTCAGGCATTAACAACCGGTAGTTACAACGTAGCTCTCGGATCAAGTGCGTTACGCCTCGGCACTACGATGTCAAGTAACACTGCTGTTGGTGTCCAAGCAGGGCGTAATACAAACGGAGATGATAATGCTTGGTTTGGCTATGAATCTGGCTACAGCACAACGTCCGGCACAGAAAACACGGCCCTAGGAAGCAAAGCGCTTCGTGCTAACACTACCGGATCTGGCAACGTCGCAGTCGGACGCGAAGCTCTCTTAAACGCAACCACAGCTACAGAAAACACTGCCGTGGGCAAACTGGCAATGTCTCAAACCACCACTGGATACGGCAACGTCGCTGTCGGCCATGACTCTTTACGCTTAAATACGACAGGCTACAGTAACGTAGCGCTTGGTTACGATGCGTTGCGCTCAAACACCACAGGCGCTACTAACGTAGCAGTTGGGACTAATGCCCTAAAAGGCGTTACCACTGGCACAGAAAATATAGGGATAGGAGAGGCAGCAGGCTCTGGTGTTACAACAGGATATGAAAACATCTGTATTGGTAGAGGCGCGGGCGTAGGAATAACGACTGGGATTAGAAATACACTCGTAGGTGATGACGCTTACTATCTAGGCTCAGGAAGTAGCAACACCATCCTCGGTCGCTTTAACGGCAACCAAGGCGGCCTCGACATCCGCACCGCAAACAACCACATCGTCTTGTCAGATGGTGACGGTAATATTCGATTTGTTGTTGACAGCTCAGGACGTGCGTCAATTGGGCGCTATGCCAGCGCCGCAAACGCCGACGCAGATGACCTTCAAGTTGGTAACACCTCGGGCGCTCATGGTTTAACGGTACTTTCACAAAATACGCACAATGGTAATGTTTACTTTGCGGACAACGACAACAATGACGCTGGCTCCATTCGTTATAACCACCCCAACAACAGAATGGAGTTTTACGCAAATCGTGCCGAGGTCATCCGCATCGACTCAGACGGCCTCAAGTTTAACGGTGATTCCGCCGCCGCCAATGCGCTGGATGACTATGAAGAAGGGACGTGGACGCCTTCTTTTGGAGCATCTACAACAAACCCAACAATTAGCTATAACACACAATCAGCAACTTATACAAAAATAGGTAACCAAGTAACTGTAGTTTTAAAAATTATTACAAACTCCCGCTCTGGAGGCTCTGGTAATTTACATATAAACGGATTGCCTTTTACGGCCGTGGCTGGAGAAGAGTCATCAGCCACAATTGGATTTAATTACAATTGGGTTAGCGGAGAAAACGCAGAGTATGCGTTAGTTCAACAGAACACAACACGAATAATTTTATATAAAGACGCAAAAATAAACGTAACAAATGAGTCAGATGATATTTTAGCAAGTGGTAATACTTATCTGTACGTAACTGCAACGTATTTTGCTCAATAATTATCTCAAGTGGACTCTTGAGACGGACTAAAGGAGAAAGACAATGGCACTAACTAAAAGCGTAACAGCAGACAAGGTAGAAGTAGTCACAGGACAAAGAGAAGACGACGATGGCAACGTGGTTGACTTTACCTCTGTTCAAGTACGGACTGCTACTAAGGTACTTGAAGACGGTGCTGTGATTTCACAGTCGTATCACCGTCATGTAATTCAATCAGGTGACGACTGGTCGTCCGAACCTACTAACGTGCAGACTATCTGCAACGCAGTATTTAGCTAAGGAGACTATCCATGACTGACGAAGCAAGAACTGCTGAAGAGCGCACACAAGACTTTACTGCTATGGGCCATAGCGTAGATCTAATCAACGACATCGTTGCTGGTAACCAAGACGACGATATGGAAGCCGCAGAGCGTCAAGACTGCGTTGACCGTAACGTGGCTCACCTTGAGCTTATGGTTGCCAAGGACGATTGGGACGGCGAAGATATGACCGCTTCCAATTCCGCAATTACTGCGGGACAGGGCTATACAGCCTCATAAACCTTAACCACAACTAGGAGTAACGACGATGGGAAAAAATGAAAAAACCCCAATCACCGTGAACGAGAAAGAGTATTTTGTTGAGGACATGACTGATCGACAAAAGGCACTCTTAAACCACATCAACGATCTTGATCGAAAGTTATCTAATGCTCAGTTCAACCTGGATCAGCTTGCATTCGGGCGTGAGGCATTTGCAAACGCATTAGCAGCGGAACTTGAAAGTGAGACTGTCACTGATGAAGATTATCAAGAGGTGGCTGATAGCGATTAGCTTGGTTAGTCTCCCGCTCTACGCGGAAGATAATCCAATCCCTGAGATAGACGTTGAAGAGTCCCCAGGCAACACGCAAAACGGGGATTTGAATACGTCTAACTCTAACAACGGGAATATCAGTAAAACATACAACGGGGCGGGTTCACGCAGTATGCCAGCAAATACTGCTGTCGCCCCATCCCTTATGTCTAGCGGCTCTGAGTCTTGTTTGCAGAGCGTCTCTAACGGCGTGCAACTGGTGGGCTTTGGTGTTTCTCGTGGACTGTATCGCCAAGATGAGGAATGCAACCGGCGCAGGAATGCCGTCACACTGTCTAACATGGGCATGAAAATTGCTGCTGTGTCACTGATGTGTCAAAACCCTGATGTGTGGCGTGCAATGCTGATGGCGGCGACACCCTGTCCTATTATAAAATATGGGAAGATTGTGGTTGGAAAGAGAGCCTTGCTTGAGATTAAGCAAAGGCCCGAGCTTTATATTTCAGATTTTGAGGAACGCCGCGAATTTTATAGTGCAATTTTAGGTGTGGGGGTAGAAGAGAATGGCGAGGAAGAGTCTGATACTGGCAGCCTTAGTAGCCGTTTCCGCACCAGCGCAAGCGACGGAGATTGATAATCTCATCAACACATCACAAAGCATTCGCAACACTTTTGCTTTTGGCATCAAGACGATTGCGGGCGGCGAGTCCTATGCCAATCAAGGTTATATCGCGCCTAGCATGGCGAAAGACGGCCACATCACAGAAGAGCAAGCGAACGCATATAACGCGGCTGTGAGCGCTGTTCAAAACGCGACTTACTCATACGATCCCGGTGCGGATCAATACTTTCAAGATCAAGCTGATCAGGCGATGGATACCGTCTCTGAAATGATTGATGCCTATGTGCAAGCAGCGCAACAAATCATCATGGTGGCTGAGGTAAACGAGCGCGCACAAGCGGCACAGAATGCGGCTGATGAGCGTGAGGCGATGGCTCTGCAAGAATTTATGGCGGCTAACGATGTCACCCTCCAGGATGAAGAGATCGAGGCTTACAATACGGCACTCGATAACACAGAAGACGCGATTCAAACAGCGGCGGCATACATGGCTGTCGCAAATGACGACACCCTGCTTGAGCAAGCAAACGAGATGGCACAAGATTTGCGCGTGACTTATGCGGAGGCGGCATCTAGTTTCTTTGATGTAGCAACTGAGGCTGTATGGGTGTCATTCGATGGAGGCACGACAATCCAATCGCTGGCTGTCGGCAACTACTTTGTAACAGCGGATCAAGTATTGATTGAGGCTGAGACTCAAGACTTTTGGCTCACGTCGCCCGAAGGCGGTTGCTGGTGGGCGGAGGATCAACAGGAGTGCTTAAACAATGGCCCTTGAAGATATTGAAATTGACATTGCCGGTAATAAGGTAAAGGGCATCTGGATTGCTATTCTCTTCACTTTTGCATCTACCATCGGCGGTGGCATTTACGCTAGTGCTGAATTCTTTGGGCGGCTCGATGCGCTTGAGGAAACCGTAAATGAGGCTATCTCGCGCACAGCAGTTATTGAGGGGCGCTTTGACGACTTACGCGACACGCAAAACCAACGGCTTCAAGACTATCAAGTGTCGATTTCTAACATGGAGCAACAGCTGGCCGACAATGAGGTTGGCTCGCTACAATCGCGGCTTGCTGAATTGGGTACCAACCTTGATGCGATCATGGCGGCTCAGGCTGAATTGCTCACAATACGTGATAGAATTGCAACAGTAGAAAAAACAAATTCAGAGACTATTCTGAAAGTTGATTCTAAGATACAGGCTTTAGACGGCGTTGATTCGAGGCTCAAAAGGATCCAGAAGGATGTAGATGATGCTTGGCGCGCAATGGATGAACTGGCAAACCCGTTAGGTAGATGATATGGACGTTGGTGAAGAGGCATTAATCAGACTTGAAGCGCATGAGAAAGAATGCCTCGTTCGCTACAACAACATTCAAGACACACTCAACAAGCACCATGAGCGCTTTGACAAGCTAGAGAGTAAAGCGGAAAACGGCTTTGAGCGCATTGAAAAGCTGATGATGTGGGGCGGTGGCTTTGTTGTTTGCATTATCTCCCTTCTTCTAACCATCTTGGAATTCACGCGATGAATTTTGACAAAATCAAAGGCTTAATCGGCGGGCTTGCACCTACGTTGGGAACGGCACTTGGCGGGCCTGTAGGCGGCGCTGCGGCCACAATGCTCGCTGATGTACTTGGTTGTGATCCAACGCCACAGAAGATTGAGAAAGCCTTACAGCAAGCAACACCTGAGCAACTAGCTGAGATTAAAAAAGCAGAGCTAGACTTTGAGCTGAGAATGAAAGAGCTTGAGGTGGACGTGTTTGCCTTAGAAACAAAGGACATACAGCACGCTCGTGAGTCATTTGCCGATGATTGGACTGCACGCGCTATCGCTATCATTTGTATATTGATGTTCGGTGGATATATCTTCATGGTAACGATACAACCGCCAGAAGCTAACGACGATGGCATTGTGAACCTTATCCTGGGCGCGCTAACCGGGGCATCTAGCACCATTTTAGCTTTTTATTTTGGGGCATCTAATAAAGGACAAAAATGAGCAAGCTAATTGAGCAACTCAAGCGACATGAGGGCGTGCGTTCTCATGCCTACCTATGCACAGATGGCAAGATAACCGCTGGCGTTGGGCGCAATTTGGATGAGGATGGCGGCATTGGCCTCTCAGTCTCAGAAATTGAGTTTTTGCTGTCAAACGACATCGAGCGCTGCCGGTTAGAGTTGCAAGCCTTTTCATGGTTTAGCGGCTTAGATCAAGTGCGCCAGGATGCTTTGATCAATATGTGCTTTAACCTTGGAATGACTCGCTTGCTTGGCTTTAAGAACGCCTTGGGCTGTATGGCTGAGGGTGACTATGAGCAAGCCGCTGTGGAGTTTCTTGATTCATTGTGGGCGGCGCAAGTCGGTAATCGAGCCGATGAAGTTGCTGAAATGATCCGCACTGGGCGTTATCCAGAATAAAACAATAATCGTTTGACTTTCCCTTTTATCGCACGTAATCTGTGTGATGTCGGCACTTTGCCGCATAACCAAGGGAGGCAGTATGAACGGCTTAGATGTGCTTAACATCATTGAGCAAAATCCTGACTGGAATGAATACGGCGTTGAAGAGATCACTGATCTGGAGTATCGAGGTGATCTTGTTCTGTGGATGGCACAAAAGCATGGCTACATTGATGAGCTTTGTGCTGAGGTAATACCACGCCCAGAAGAGGCTGAATTTATCCTTGAAATCTTCAATCCCAATCGTGAGGAACGTCTTTACAAGATGTTGCGAGATTGGTTCTGGAATTACGTCAAAGAGTCGCTCGATGAGGAAATGGAGAAAGTTTGGCAACGCAACAACGAGGACATCAAATATGATGGATTTTGAACAAAGCACCAAAATTGACGCGCTGGCTGAGGCGCTGAGTTCAGCACAAAACGAGATGGGAGCGGCTGTGAAAGATGCGGCAAACCCGTTTTTCAAATCTAAATACGCGGATCTAGGCTCTGTCGTTAAGGCTATCAAAGATCCACTATCCAACAACCATCTTAGTTACACGCAGTTCCCAATCCGCAATGAGCAATCAGCGGGCGTGATCACTATCCTGATGCACAGCAGCGGGCAGTGGATGCGCTCAAGCTACACCTTGCCGCTGAGTAAGTTCGACGCGCAATCAGTCGGCTCGTGTATTACTTATGCGCGACGTTATGCGCTTCAGGCAATCGCTGGCGTACCGGCGGAGGATGATGATGGCAACACAGCAACGGAGTCCGCACCGGCAGATCCACTTGCGCTACATATGGACGCACTGACTCGCAACATGGAATCAATCGTGGTGATCAGACAAGCGCTCGATGATGAGCAATGGGAAACCGCTGCTGAGGCTTATGGCGAACTAACCAATGAGGACAAGATTGCGCTGTACAACCCCGCACCGACTAAGGGCGGCAAAGCGTGGACGGTGAAGCAACGCCAGGCGCTCAAATCTGATGAGTTTTACCAAGCAAGAAAAGCAATGACAGGAGAAACAAATGCCGTATGAAAACAAGCCGCGCGAGGGCGCACTGTTCAAGAACAAAGAGAAAGCCGCTGAGACTGATCCCGATTACAAGGGAACTTATAAGCTCGCTGATGGCACTGAGGATGGCTTGAATGTATGGATTAACACCAGCAGTAAGGGTGAGAAATACATGAAGATCAGTGGATGGGGTAAGGCTGAGACAGCCGCTGAGGGTATTAAAGATGCACGCGCCACGTTAGAGCCAACACCAGCGCAAGAAATAAAGGACTTTGACTCAGATGACATTCCATTTTGACATAGGGGCGTCGATGAGAAAGGCGCAAGCAGAGTGCAAGATCACTAATCGCCAGATTGCAAAAGAGCTTGGCGTTTGTGAGATGAGCGTGCAGCGCTGGCGGAACTCGCATGATGCGAAACTGAGCCGGGTTGTGACATTGGCCGAACTGTTCGACATGGATGTTGAGCAGTTTATTAAGCTAGGAGCGTGAGATGCAATACACAAAAGAAATGTATAAGCCGGTTTTATGGGAGTCGATTGGGATCTTGGATCTCAGTGATAATCTAATAACCAAGCTGGAAAGACAGGGCATTTGGAGTATTGCGGACTTAGTGACGCGGAGCTTCGGTGATCTCATGCGTATCTCTGGGATCGGCATTCGCACCCTTGATAAGATTGATGTGGCGCTTATGCAGCACGATGTTTCTCTTCAATCTGATCGGTGGTCACTTCTTCGCCCTGGCGTAAAACAAGGGATCATTGTTCAGTTCAACAAACGACAAATGAGGGCGGCTGGATGTTTGTGATTATGCACATGGTAACGCATGAGATTGATAGCACTTGGGACACAGTTGAGCAAGCGTCTCACCGGCTCAATGCTGTTCAGGATGGCAAGATTGGCTTTGCCCTCTTTGCACTTATCGAAAGCTAAAAAAAAGGCCCGCACAGAGGATGGCGGGCCATGTCACTTGTCCAAGGGAATAGACAGTGATATCTTCAAGAAACCACTCTAAGAAGATGATCAGATTATACACAATTAGTCATTGTGTGTATCCCCATCTTCTAAGTGCCTAGTCGAGCCTAGTTAAATAGTGCTGTCTCATGGTGCAGCCGCTCAATAAAGCCAGAATCAATTCCTAACCTTTGAGGGCGGGGACAAACAGCGGTTAATGTTGCCAAGTAGTAAGGGCGTCGTGATGGCAGAGCGATAAATGATCTGCGCTGATATTTGGGATTGAGGGACTAAGACTAAAAACTTGTATAGGGCAACTACCGCCCTCTAATGATCCTTATTGTCAAAAAAAAGGGAATGAGACAATGAAACCAACAGGACATAATCCGATTCGATGGAGTTGCAA